CTCCCGCCCAAACTGGGTCCCCATGGCTTCCAGGGCGCCAGCGCCGGCCTCGCCCGCGACGGCCCCTGCGCCCTTCACGAGCTCGGGCGCCTTCGAGGCGAGCGCACCGAGCCGGGTGCGCGCGACGAGCTGGGCGAGCTTGCCGCCGCCGGCGAGGATGCTCTTATAGAGCGCCTGCGGCGCGCCCTCGACCGCGCCGACGACCTGCCCCGCGCCGTAGGCGATCGGGTGCTCCTCGATGAGCGACTGGTTCAGGAACGCCGGGTCGTGCTCGGCCTGCTCGTTCATGCCCATCACGTCGCTGTCCGCCGAGACGCCCATCTTCCTCGGACCGAGGCTCTCGTCGGCCGCGCGCGCGACGCCGAACGCGCCCATGTCGTCGACGCCGAGGATGAGAGCCTGCTGCGCGTCCCGGATGGGCTGCAGCGCGCCGCCGAGCTTGAGCCCGAGCGCGCCGAGCCCCCCGGCCATGTCGTTCTCCTTGCCCCACGGCATCTTCGAGTAGCGGTAGACCGTGTAGCCCTTCTTGCCGGCGTCCTCGCTCAGGCGCGCCCACATGTAGTTGGCCGCGTCCTGGTAGAGCGGGCTGTCCGAGTCCATCGCCGCGATCTCTTCGGCGCTCGGCGGGTCCGATCGCAGAAGCCCCAGCATGTTGGGGTTTTCGAGCAGCTGCTTGCGGACGACCGCGACGGGCGGCTCGTAGGCAAACTTCACCTCCCCCGCCGTGCCCGCCTTGTAGTTGGCGATGGCGGCCTCGTCACCGTGCGGGCTGTTCGTCGCCGGCAGGAGCGCGAGGCCCTGCGGGATGAGGTCGAAGCGCGGGTCGAGCGCGGCGGCGATGCGCCCGACCTCCGAGTCCTCGGGCGACAGCTCCGGCTCGCCCCCGGGCTGGATGATGCCCGTCACGCCGAGCGAGTTCTCGGGCGCGGGCGTGACGCTGCCGCCCGCCTTCAGGAACTCGGGGGCGACCTGCTTTTCCAGCTCGGCGAGTTCCGCCTCTTCTTCCGGTGTCAGGGCCATGTCATCCGCCTCGCTTCTTCAGCAGCTCGAGGTAACGCTTCTCGGCGGGAGTCTTCGGCTCGGGCAGCTTCGCCGCCGCGCCTTTGGCGCCACCCTCCTTGCCGCCGGCGCGGTAGAAACGCCCGATGCTGTCGACCGTGATGTCGCCGCCGCCCGGCGAGCGCCACGCGGGGTTCTGCTCCCACTCCTTCGTGCCCTTGCGGTAGACGACGGTCTCGGGCGACTTGCCGATGAACGCCGGCGCCGCGACCGCCATCACGTAGTCCTCTGCGGGGCTGTCGCTCGTGACGCCCCGGTCGGAGAGGTACTTCATGACGAACGGGAGCTGTTCGGTCGCGCTCATCTTCGCGAGTTCTTCGGTGCTCGTGCCGAGGGCGCGCGCGATGCTCGGCAGGAATTGGATGAGCCCGGTCGCCCCGCTCTTCGGATTGCGCGCGTCCGCCTTGCCGCCGCTCTCGGGGCCGATGATGCGCCGGATCTTCGCCGGGTCGAGGTCGCTTTCGAGTGCCTGCCCTTCGAGCTCGAGGTCGAAGTCGCTCATGTCGGCGAGGTCGGCGTTGCCCTTGCCGCCCCCGCCGCGCAGCTCCGCGCTCTTGCCCTTGTCGCCGCCGGGACCCTCGTCCCGCGCCTTCTTCATGTCGAGCCAGTCGTTGTAGATCCAGCCCGGCACCGCGGTCTTCGCGTTCGCGAGGTACGCACGCTTCGTGTGCTCGTTGAAGGCTCCGCCGTTGGCGCGCGCGTTCGACTGTTCGAGGAAGTCGAACGCGGCTTGCTTCAGCTCCTCGCGCTTGGCGGCCATGTAGGCCTTGATCGCCTCCCGCTGCGGCGTCTGCATGCCGCCCTTGACCTTCTCTGCGATGAGGGTCCACGCCTGATCCATCAGGGTCGACATGGGGATGCCGAAGGCCATCTTGAGATCGGTGTCGCTCGGCGTGCCCTTGACGCCTTGGAACGTCATGAGCTCGCTCGCGATCAGCGAGTCGTTGTCCTTGTTTTCGTCGTCGATGACCCGAAGGATGGTGTTGCCCGCGCGGAAGGCGTCGGCGATCTTGGGCACGCTGTTCGCCGCGGCGAACTTGTCGTTCTCGGCGCGCCCCTGCTCTTCGAGTCCCGCGATGTCCTTCGGGGTAAGCTCGTCGCGCTGCTCGCGGAAGCGCGCCATCTGCGCGTCGGCGCCGATCTGCGCGTTGCGCTGCGACGCCGGGCCCGAGATGCCCTTCTCGAAGGCCTCCATCTGCTTCTCGTACGGCAGGCCCGAGGCGCGCAACCCGAGGCGCAGCTGCTCGGCCGCCGCCGCCGTCTGCGCGTCGGGGTAGGCCGCGGCTGCCGCCTTGAGCGAGGGGTCGAGCCGGTGGAGCGTCGCGGCCGCGCTCGCACCCATGTCGATGACGTTCTTGGGGACGCCGCCCGTGAAGTCCTCCGTGTCGCGCATCGGCTCGCCCGTGGCGGGGTCGAGGCGGGGCTTCTTCTTGCCGGGTAGGCCGTGGTCCGTGACCACCTTGGCGGTTGGCGTTTCGCCCTCATTGGCGGTGAAATCGGCCAGCGCCCGCGTGGCGGGTTCGGTGCCGTAGGTGGCAGCGACGCGGTCCGCAACCGAGAGCCCCGTCCCGGGCTCGACCTCGTCGCTCGAGCGGATGCCGAGCGGGGGCAGGAGCGAGCCCGTCTCGCCGCCGAGCCCCATCGCCGAGAGGCGACTGAGCGACTGCTCCGCCGTCTCGCCCTCGCCATAGGGGGAGGTCTTCGCGAGCTGCTCGGCCTCGGCCCGCTGCGCCTCGGCCGCGTCCAGGCCGACGCGGTAGCGGGGCAGCCCGCCCTCTTCGCCTTCGAGCTCGATGTCCATGCCGAGCGACTGCATGAGCGGCACCATCGCGCGCGCCGCTTCCGCGTTGCCCTCGCCCGTGGCCTTCGTGAAGTCGCCGTAGACCTTGAGCCGGTCCTCTCGCAGCTTGGCAGCTTTCGCGTTCTCCTCTTCGAGGCGCTTTGCCGCCAGCTGCGCGTTGAGCTTCTCGCGCTCGAGGCGGTCGTTCTCCTCCGCCTGCTTCTTCTCCCAGTCGAAGCGCTCGCGCGCGAGCTTGAGATTCTCGCGCGCGCTGCCGGGGGCGGGCGTCAGATCCCAGGCCGAGGTCTTGGTCGGCTGCAGAAGCATCGAGGCGAAGTTCAGGGCCACGGCTCAGCCTCCCTTCTTGATCGCAGCTTCGGCTCCGCCCTTAAACGCCTCGTAGAACTGATCGATCTGCTTCTGGTCCATGTCGGCCTTCTGCAGCTTGGGCAGCAGCTCCGCCTGCCAGTACGTCTCGAAGTCCTGTTGCCCGCTCTCGATGAAATTCTGCAGCGCCCCCTGGATGGCGCCTTGAATCATCTCCGTGTTCTTGAACTGCGCATCCAGCGTCGAGCCCATGCGGCTTTGCCGGCTGCGCTCCGCTCCGGAGGCGGCCCGGTTGAAGGAGTCGAGCCGGGCCAGGTCGTTCTGACTGAGCGTGTTGGCGATGTCGGCGCTCGTCTTGTTGCGGTCCATGCCAAGCCGGCTCGCGCCCTCGGCCGTGCGCATCGAGGAGTCGTAGTTCGCGCGCTTGTTCTCGTCGCCGCGGAAGGCGATGTCGGCGCCGCTGTTGAGCCGGTCGAGCGCCGTGCGGTCGGCGTTGTTCATGGCGTTGGTGCTCGCCGTGTAGCGGTCGGTCTCGCTCCGGTCGGCTTGCCCCGCGATGTCGCCGAAGGCGTTGAGCCCGGCAATGTTCGCCTCCTGCGCGCCGAGCGCCTGGGTGTCGGCCTGGTTGGCCATGTTGCCGAGCAACTCGTTCCTGCTGAGCTCCAGGTTGCCCTGCATGTTGTTGACGTTCGCGAAGGTGTCGACGCCGCGCAGGTTCGAATTGAAGGCGTCGAGCGCGGTCTGGTCGGCGGCGCGCGCCTGGTTGCCGAGCATCGTCTGCTGCCCGAGCGTCTGCGTGCCCGCGTTGTTGGCGAGACCGCCGAAGGTTTCGAGCCCCGAGAGGTTCGCGCCAAACGCGGCGAGCGAGGAAAGGTCGCCCATGCGGGCCTGGTTGCCGAGCAGCTCCTGGCGCGCGCGCTGCTCCTGCGCCCGCGCCATCTCCGCGTCGAAGCCCTTGAGCGCGCGCTGCGCGTTCAAGTCGGTGACGATGTTGCCGACGCCGTTGAGCGCCTCGCTCGACCCGTAGACGCCGCGCCCCGCCGCCTGGCGGTTGTAGTCCTGGGTGCCGAGCTGGATGGCGCGGTCGAAGAACGGATCGAAGTTGGCGATGGGCAGGTCGCCGAAGGCCTGCTGCGTCTGGGCGTATTGCCCGGCGGCGAGGTTCGGATCGGAGTACTGCCCCATCGAGCCGTAGCTGCCGGCGACCTGGTCGTAGAACTGCTGCGCCGCGAGCGGGCCCGAAGCTGCGTTCTGCTGGTACTGGCTCGATGCCTGGTTGCCGCCCTGGTACTGCCCGATCGAGCCGTACTGCCCCGCGAGCTGCCCGAGACCCTGCTCGCCCTGCGTGCCGCCGGCGAGACTCTGCGCGCTCTGGTTGTACTGACCCTGCGTGTTCTGCGGGCCCGAGTAGCCCGTGAACTGGTCGTACTGCCCCATCGCGTTGTTGTAGAAAGCGCTCGCCGGTCCCTGCGCCGCGAAGTTCTGCGTCGCCTGGCGCGCGAACTGCTCGCCCGCCATCGGGTTCTGGTATTGGCCCTGCACCTGGTTCCAATACTGATCGCCTTGCCCCGGACCCATCAGGGTCCCGAGGTTGTCGTTCATGAACTGCTCGCCCTGCGTCGGGCTCTGCATGTTGTCGTACTGGTCCTTCAGGAGCCCGGCGCTCGGGTCTTCGAGGTAGCGGTTCTGCGTGTAGAGGAACGCCTGCTCGTCGTAGCCCGGGTTGGTGAAGTTGTTGCCCGGCTGCTGGATGGGATCGCGCGGAGCGAACGCCGCGGCCGCTCCAGTCCGATCGATCGAACTGAGCTGCGGCGCGGCCGTCCGCGGCGTCGTCGAGTATTGCGTCGAGGAGAGCGCCGACGGGTTGTAGTAGCCGGTGCTGGTCGCCGGGCGCGGGCGATTGGCAGCCTGCTCAGCGATCAGGGCGTCACTGTAGGTCCCGCCGCCCCGCATGGTCTGCTTGGGTCGACCGAACTGGTCGTATTCGATCCCGGTCCCGCCCAACGTGAATGCGCTCGCCATTGCTCAGTACCTCCTGCCCGCCTGCGGCGGCGGCAGCTTGAGCGGCGCGGGACCGGGCCCGAGCGGCGTCATCTGCTCCTCGATCTTCTTGCGGCGCTGAGCGTCTGCCGCCTGGGCGCGGCGCTGCTCGTCGGTGCCCGTGCCCCACTGCATGCCGGCGACGGAGGGGTCGGCCCCCATCTGCGCGAACTGCTGCGGGCTGAACGCCGCCTGCGGCCCGAACATCTGGGCCATCATCTGGTTCTGCGGGTTGAAGGCGAGCATGCTCTGACCGAGCGCCTGCATGCGCGCCTGCGCGTTCTGCTGGGCGCGCTTCTTCGCCTCCGCCGCGAGCTGCTCCTGCTTCTTGATGAGCGCCTTCTGCGAGTCGGTCTCGGCGCCGAGGAAACCGCCGACGAGCGGGACGCGCGCGAGCATGTCCTCGCCGCCCGCGCCGAGCGAGAGCCCGCCGGTCACTGGAGCGAGTGAGACCGAAGCGATCTTCTTGATACCGTCAAACAGGCCCATGCTTCACTCCTTCAACTGCCGAGGTCATCGAAGGTCTCCGTCGCCTTCACGAGGTAGAGCCCCTTCGAGTCGGGGAAACGAAAGCGCCACTGTCGCCGGCGATAGACGCCGAGCGAGTAGAGCGCGACGACGGGATTCAGGTCGCCGTCCTCGCAGGACAGCTCGATGGCAACCTCGCTCCACTCTTCGCTGAGCTCGTCGCGCCATTCGAGGTAGCAGACGACGTCGTGCGAGAGGTCGGGCTCGCGCTTGAACGCGAGATGCACCGCCGTCGTGCGCTTCTTGTTGTTGCTCTCCCGATCGAGAAAGCCCGTGCGCACGTAGCTCACGATGGCAGAGCCGAGGTCGGTCTCCGCGTCGAGCGTGAGCAGCCGGATGGTGCCGTCGGACAGGCCCACGACGTTCAGGCCCCCGTCCTGGCGGAGCAGGTGGCTGAGCACCGGGAACATCGTGAAGGTGTCGGTAGCGGCGTTGTGCTGCGCCCAGCGCCCCCAGCCGATGCCGGGCTGCAGGACGAGCGTCTCGCTCGCCGCCTCGAAGCGGAAGACGACGCAGTCGGCGAAGCTCTCGCTGAAGCGGTAGCCGTAGCAGTCGGAGGGCGTCGTGAGCCCGTCGAGCGTCGCCTGGATGGGCTTGCCGACGTCCTCCCACTCGCGCCCATCGCTGATGACGAAGCGCGTCAGGTGGTCGAGCCACACGTAGCGGTCGTCGACCTTGACGGGGCTGTAGGCTGCGAGGCAGCCGACCTCCTTGGTGATGCTCGGCGCGAAGGTCACGCTCGTGTCGGGGCTGAAGAGCTGCAGGCTCGTCCGGCCGAAGACGAAGATGTCGTTCGTGTTCTCGGCGCAGGCGACGATGGAGTCGGGCCTCGCCTCCGCCGTGAAGAAGCCCGCGGCGCCGGGCGAGGGGCTCCACGTCTCGTGCCCGCTGAAGTCGACGATGCCCTGGCTGATGTCGCTGAAGCGGAGCTTCGTCTGGTCGAGCTGCGTGTCGTTGGCGAGCAGGCGCGAGCTGTTGCCGAGGATGTGGCTCGCGAGCGGCGGGCAGCCGCCGAGGAAGCTCATCTCGTGGTAGTCGGCGTTCGTCGTGAAGTTCGGCGCGCTGAAGGTCTCGGGGCGGATGTCGATCTTGCCAACCTCGGCGCCGCCTGCGATGACGAGGAGTGCTTCGGTTTCAGCAAAAACCGGTCGAGGGAAGCGGGTTGTGGCGATGGCGGCCGGGGTGGCGAGTCTGTCCTCGTTCGCTGCTCCCGTACCGACCAGCGTGGCGGTGCCGCCCGCAATCCGATACACGTTGCGTCCCGTATTGTGGCCCCCACCACTGGCGTTCACGGTGGCCCCGACGGCGTACAGCACTCCCGGGTTCGTCCCGCTGACCGTCGCCGACCCGCTCGTGTGGGCTACCTTCGCTTCCGTGAGGTACAGCCCGAGCACCCCGTTCGCGTCGACGGCAGTAGAAGGAGCGACACCCGTGTAGGCGACGAGGCCAGGGCGCTTTCGGAGGACACCTCGAGCGTCGAGGATGACGTTGAAGGCCTCGCTCGACGCGCCGCTGATCGGTTCGCTGCTGGTCTCCAGCGCTGGGCCGAAGGGGATGGGGGCAGTGGGCATACCGTTAGCCCTCGCTCCCGCAGGCAACTACCGCAGCGGTCGGTTCCAAAGCGCGCCACATCTCACGCGCTCCATTGCGTCGGGTAGTCGATGACCGCTTGCGGCCCGCTCGTGTGCTCGAAGGAGAAGTTGACGCATTGCCTCTTCTTCGATTCCGCGATGCCCGACAGCATGCTCACCCGATCGGCGGGCATCGAGCTGTCCACGGCGATGTAATAGGCGAGCTGCCAGACGAGGCAGTCGTACCAGAAGCGTTCGAGGTCGGCGCTCTTCGTCCCGTCCGAGCTCGACCCGAACAGTCTCGTGACGTTCAGGCGCATCACGCCCGCCTCGCTCGGCACGGGCCAGAAGCGCAGGTTCACGAGCGCGCCGTGGCGGAAGGCGCAGTAGAGCTGGGGGCGCGTCGAGATGCTGCCCTTCACCGTGAGCGTGCTCCACTTGAACAAGTCGATCTGCTTGCAGACGAGCTCGCCCGTCGTGTGCTTGGTGTCGTGGTTCTCGGGCGGCACGAACATCGCATCCTCGTGCACATCGAGGATGTCGTTCGGCAGGGTGTAGTAGCTCTCGCCGGCGACGAGCGGCAGGTCATGGAAGCCCGTCGTGCGCGCGATGAAGCCCTCGGTCGCGAGCGCATCCATGATGAGGTTGAGCGTCTGACGGCCGTGCTCGAGCTTCGGCACCATGTTCGCGCCCGATAGGCGCGCCTCGACCGGCAGCACCCCGGCTCGCTTGTAGGCGAGCAGGATGAGGTCGTTCAGGCTCGGCGCTGTCGACGGTGTCGTGGCGATCGTCATCAGAACCCCGTCGGCACGTCGCCGTTGTAGACGTCGTCGGCCGTGTAGCGCCGAACCGCCCCGGTATAGGAGGAGCTCGAGGAGGGGCGGCCGTCGCTGTCGACGTCGGGGACGGCGCCGTCGGCAGGCGCCGTCATCCCCAGGCGCTGGCTGAGCGCGGAGGCGCGATTCGCCGTCAGCTCGGCGAGCGTGAGCTCGTCGCGCCCCGGCAGGTCGTTGTCGCAGCGGAGCAGACCATCACGCCCCCGCCGCAGCGCGCTGCGCAGGTAAGGCACGCCGCACACATCGCATCGCGATAAGTGCTCGCCCTTCCTGTCGATATTGCGCGGAACGCTGCGACCCATTGCTCTCCATGGTCAACGGTTGTGGTAGACGCGCAGCGACCCGCTCGAGTTGTCGCAGTGCACGTAGAGGTCGTCGGGGGACGTGACGTAGAAGATATGCGGGCCGTCGGTGTTCGGAATGAGCAGCCCGTTCGTCTCGTCGACCCCGGCCCCGCCCAGGTAGTAGGGCCCGGTGGTACGCACCTCGAAGGCGACCGTCCCCACGCCGCTGAAGACGATCTTCGTCTCCTGGCTCGTGAAGCTGATGTCTGTCGTGCTTGCCATCAGGTGCCTGCCGCCGCGGGAGAGATGACGCCCGTGCCCGAGTCTTCATCCGTGAAGCGGTTCTCGAAGCAGCGCACGATGTGGCTCGTGCCCGCGAAGCTCACGGCCTTGAGCGCGTTGGTCACCGTGCCGCCCGCGTCCACGCCACCGACGTAGTTGTTGTAGATCATGCCCGTCGCCGCCACGTCGGCGAGTCGGATGCCGACCCCGTCCTCGACCGCGTTGTAGATGCGGTTCCAGCCGATATCGACGTCGGTCGCCGCGCCCGTGATGGCGATGACGCCCGTCGTCGCGCTCGACTGGGTCGTGATGAAGCGGTTGTTCACCACCGTCGGGCGAGCCACCGCGCCGATCGAGACGCACGCCGTGGTCACGGCGCCGCCCGTCGCGCTGAAGCGGTTGCCCGCGATGAGGCAGTCGGTCGCGCCCGAGGCGAGGGTGATCACCGTCGACGACTCGAGCGTGGCGCTCGTGCCCGCGATGATGTGGCAGCCTACGATGGCGCAGCCCGCCGCGCTCACGGTGATGGGCGCAGTGACCGGGTCGGCGCCGCCCGTCACCAGGTTGAGCCCGACGAGCGAGACGTTCGCGACGTCGAGCAGGAAGGTCGAGCCCGTCGCCGTCCACGTCCACGTCGGATTGTTCGTCGCGCCCGGCCGACCGCAGCTGATGATCTGCGTGCCGGCGACCAGGTCGCTCGCGAAGTCCGCCGCCGAGATGCTCTGCACGTCGCCCTGCAGCACGTAGATGATGTCGCCGTAGCCCGCGCGCACGCGCTTGAGCGCCGCCGACAGCGTCGTCACGAGCAGCCCCGAGGCGGCGAAGTGATCTTCGCCGTCCTGCGCGCCCGTGCTCCGGAGGTAGGCCGCGACGCGCCCGCCCGGCTTGACCAGCGTTCCCCAGGGGCTCGCGATCGCCGCGTAGTTCGAGAGGAACGGCGGCGGGTTCGAGAGGAAGTTGCCGTATGCGTTCTCTACGGTGCTCATCAGCAGCCCTTGCCCTTCTTCTTACCCTTCGGGGGGAAGGGCGCCGGCGCCGGCTTGGTTGGCTTCGTCTTGGCCATGGCTCACCTCTCAGGCGTTCGAGAAGAAGAAGGAGCGGGGGTTCACCCAGCCGCGGCTCCAGCGCGCGCTGATGCCGTAGTTCATCATCATCTTGTCCTCGGTGACCCAGGTGTTGCTCTTCGGCTTGCGCCGCCAGAACCACATGAGGCCGAGGTCGGCATCCGTGATGAGGCCCCAGTTCGTGGTGGTCGTGTTCCAGTACTTCACCGGAACGGGGGTGATGTTCAGGTCGCGATTGATGACGTTGATCGCGTTGAACGCGCCCGGCGTCGGGTCGTAGGAGCTGCCGAGCACTTCCCGCCAGATGCCCCACTGCTGCACCGGGAAGACCGCCTTCTTCGGCTCGACGCCGTCGATGAGGTTGTCGTGGCCGGGCATCTGCATGAGCTGCGCCGTGGCGATGACGAGCGCCGCCTTGCTGGGCGAGAACTGCGCGTCGGGGAACATGTTCGAGTAGGTGCTGCCGCCCGGCAGCACGTGCGTCGTGCTCGCGAGGGGCTTGCCGTCGCCGCCGACGAAGGCGGTGTTCGTCGCGCGCGCCAGGATGAGGGTCGCATCGAAGTCGATGAGCTTCCAGAGCGAGCGGTTGTTGCGCTTCGCCGCCTGGATGACCTTGTCGTACTTCATGTCCTCGATCGCTTCGTCGCTCACGATCATGCGCTGACCGTAGGTGCGAGCGTTGAAGCGAGTGAGCGGACCCTCGACGATGGTGCCGACCGGGAGGCTCTCGCCTTCGGGCTTTTCGCCCGCGAGGCCCGAGCCCGCGATCTCGTAGTACTCGATGTAGTTGTCCGTCATGTTCTTGACGGTCATCCACTTGCTGAAGACAGCTTTGCTGCCCTCCGACCCGTGCTCGTCGGTGTCGATGTCCTCGAGCGTTTCCTTGAGCGCGAGGGCTGCTGTGCTGGTGAAGATCTCACTCATGGCGATTCCTCATTCGACGTTGGCGCCGAAGATGGCGGCGTCAGGCGCGGCCTGCAGTTGCTTGGCGCCCCACATGACCTGGAAGGTCACGTTGGCGGCCGTGAAGTCCTGGGTGTAGGCGGCCTTGCCGAGGCCCAAGATCTGGAGCTGAAGCTGGTTGGCTCCGCCAGCCGCCGCCGTCGACAAGTCGAGCAGCGGGTTCGCTTTCGGCTGCCCCGTGCCGGTGGTGAGCACCGTGTACGTCATCGTCGCGGTCATGCCGACGTAGGCCATGGCGCCCGCGAGCGTCGCGGGGCTCGGCGCAGCGGCGGCGTCGATCTCGAAGATGTTGCCCTCGACGGGGATGACCGTGACGAGCGGGGCGCTGTCGCTCGAGATGCCGCCCGTGTAGGTCGTGCCCGTCGTGTAGAACGAGCCCGGCCGCGGGTAGCCGCCGACGATGACGCGCGGGAAGCCGGCGATGATGCCGAAGGCGTAGTCGTCGGAGTCGGCGTTCGCGCCGCTCACGTCCTGACCCGCCTGAACGAGACCGATGGTGCCGTCCTCGAGCAGCTTCACGGGGTCGCCGATGTTGAGGTTCACGCTCGTGCCGGCGCCGACGACCGTGGTCGGGGCGTACGCGGTCGCGATCGGGAACGTGAAGGTCTGCGGGGTGTCGGCGCCGCTGATGCTGCGAACGAACCGGAAGCCGTAGCGGTGTGTGTTAGCCATTCGTCTCGAACCTCATGATGAAGGTCATGGACAGCGTCAGAACTGCCACTTGCGTCGATCATCCCGATCGTCGCGCACGCTCTTGATCCCCTTGAACCCCGCCTGCTCCGCTGGAGTGAGCGGGTCGACGTCGCGCTGGCGGATGGTCTCTTGGATCACGTCGGCTCGCTTCCAGCCGACCTCGTCGAGCGCGCGCTTGCGCTCGATCGGAATCTCCATCAGCACCATCCCCATCGCCTTGATGGGATCCCCCTGCTTGTACTCGTTGTAGCCGACCGTGGGCTTCGCCTCGTCGGGGTCGAACTGCGAGATCTTGTAGCCCTGGTTCAGGTACGAGCCGACGTTGAGCGTCGGGTCGTTGACCTCGCTCACCCACACGAAGTGCTTCGTGCCGTCGGAGTTTTCGAGGAAGCCGCGGTTGGCGACCTGCTCCACCGGGCGCGGCGGAGGATCCTCACGCCGCATCCCACCCTTCTTGCCCTGACCCTGCTCCGTCGCTTCCGCCACTCGCGCTCCGCCTGAGACCCACGGGGTTCAGACGAGCGCGTCGTGGGGGACGGGCCGCCGGACTACTGACGCGCTACAGGGAAGCAGACTCGGCGGCGCTCGTCAAGCAATTGGAATCGACTCCAATCCATTGGAGTCCCGGGACGCGACTAGACGACCTTCTTTTCCCTCAGTCTTTTCCCGGTCTTGTTCGTCCACGCCTTGATCGCTTCCGCCTCCGGCAAGTGGTCGTAGGCGGCGAGCGCCATCTGCCGCATCTCCTTCGAGAGGGTCATGCCGCCGCTATCGCCTCGGCCTCCGCCGGAGCCGCTCGCCGCGATGCCGCTGAGCCTCGAGCGCTCGCTCTGCGTCGGCGCGGGCTTGGCGCCGAGTTTGAACTGCGTCTTCGTCTCCGTCATGATCTCGTCGACGACGTCGGCGGTGATGCTCTCGCCGAGAGCCAGGCGCTGCTGCGCCTTGCCCTGCGCATACTGGAAGGCGCGCGGGTTCTGGTAGACCTCCGGGTACTTCTGGACCCAGACCTGCTGCGCCTGGTTCTGCTGGCGCGCGCCCTCGGTCTGCGCGAGCACGCGGCGGGTGTGCACGGTGGTCTTCCGCGCCTCGATGTCGCGCGCGATGCCCTCGTAGTAGGCCTGCCGCTTCGCGTCGAACTTGCCCGCCTGCACCTCGGCCTGCGCGGCCTGGTAGGCGTTCTGCTGCAGGGCATAGATCTCGTCGAGCTCACGCTCGAACTCGTCCTTGCCGTCGGCGGGCTCCTGCCGGCGCGGCTGCTGCTGGGTCGCGACGACGACGCCTTCGAGCCGAGCGAGCCGCTCGCGCAGCTCCGCGTTGCTCTTGCGCTCGGCCTCGAGCTCCTCGGCGTTCTTCTTGCCCTGCTGCAGGATGCCCTGTAGCCGCTCCTGCCGCTTCTGCCGCCGGGTGCGCCGCTCCTCGATGCTGTCGGTCGGCTTGTCCTCGTCGACGATGAGCTCGTCCTCGCGCACCGACTCGTCGTCGGAGAACGGGACGACGATGGATTGCCTATCAGGATCGCCTTGAAAGTAGTCAGCCATGGTTCACCAGGTGTCGTTGATGTAGACGGATTGCTTCTTCTCTGCGACCCACTTGCCGTCATGGAGTTCGGCGAGCTGGTGCTCGTAAGCCTCGCCGCCCATGTCGACCACGCGCCGGCGCCCCGCGCGGATGTCCTCCTGCAGCGTCTCGTTGCCGGCGAGGTCGCCGTCGCGCATCACGAGCACGAACATGTCGAAGCCTTCGAGCTGCTCGACGCGGCGCGCGAAGGGGACGTTCTTGTTCGTCATCACGACGTCGCCGAGCTCGTAGCCGTGGCTCATCAGGCGATCCATCGCCGTGAGCCCCGCGCTGATGAGCACGCCGCGGTAGCCCTCCTGCAGGTCCTTCTGCTTGGTGAGCTGCGGGCGGTAGAGGCTCGTGCCCGGGATCTTGTCGTCCTGGTCGAAGGGGTCGAGCGGGAAGACGAAGATGCGGTCGAAGCCGGCGCAGGTGCGGAAGAACCCATCCGGGATGCCGTGCTTCTGCCGCGCCGCTTCGAGCTTCGGCGGCAGCTTGAGCACCTCGGGCGGGCTCATCTTCTCGCGGATGAGCTTCGTCCGTTTGATGGCCGCGTCCCCCTCGAAGTCGCGCGGCAGGGCGGGGGCTTCCCCGCGGTCCTCGGGCTTCCACGAGCTCGTCTTCTCGGGCTCGGGGAAGGAGTAGATGGGTCGTGCTGGTTGGTTCACTGCAAGTATCCTTTGATGAATTGCCCGGGGTCTTTCGCGAGCTCTTTCACGCCGGCGCGGATGCGCTCGATGAGCTCGGCCTGCAGCGCGTAGCCCCGGGCTTCACGCAGCGCCGTGTCCTCGTGGTTGCCGATGAGCGCGCGGTGCGACGACTGGAGCAGCTCCTGGCGGAGCCGGATGAGGTACTGCTCCAGCAGGTCGAGCTCACGCACAGGCGTCGGTCAGGAGGCTGCTCGCCTTCAGTAGCAGCGTGTAGCGCCTGATCTGCTGGTCCAGGCGTTCGAGGTCTTCTGCGTCGCCGCGCAGGCAGACCTGCTCGAGTGCGTCATGGAGCGTGACTTGAGCCCGGGAGATTTGCCCGCGAAGGCTCTCGTCGAGAAACGCTCGGTCTTCTTTCTTGATGCTCATGCGGCTCCCTTCTGTTGCTGGTTCGCCGGCGGCGGCCCCGGCGGCTTCTGCGGCGGCGCGCCCGGCGGAGCCCCGGCTCCCGGCGGAGCGCCAGGCGGCGCCATCCCGGGCGGGGGCATGGGCGGGCTCGTCGGGACGCCAAACTGCTGGGGCGGCGCCGGCGGCGCGCCGAGCAACCCGATGAGGTCGTAGCGGTTGCGCGCTTCGAGGCTCTTCGAGATGGTCATGTGCTTGAAGGCGAAGTTCCCGGCGAGCTCGGGCACTGCGTTCGGCATCTGCACGAGCGCGTCCGCCTCGCTGATGCGCTGGGCCGTGCTCGTGAACTTCAGGTCGGCGCTGATCTCGACGTCGTAGGGGCGGTCGTACATCTCGCGCCCGACGCTGAAGGTCTGCCGCCCCATGGGGCCGACGGAGGGGTCGTGGTTGTTCACGGAAAACCACTCGACGTCTTCGAGGAAGATGGCATTGAGCAGCGCGTTGTTGATGAGCACCTGCGTGACGAAGTCGGCGTACTTCTGCGTCGGCACGCTCAGCATCTTCGTCGCCTGCTCGATGCGGGCGCTGATGCCCTGCGCGGTCTCGCCGCTCTTGCCCGCTTCGCCCGAGAGCACCTCGGGGGTGTTGCTCACCGTGTTGCCGAAGCGCACCAGCATCTCGATGAGCTGCAGGAACTGCGGATTGGCCTGCCCGAAGTCGAGCGGCAGGATGTCCTTCGACAGGTCCGTCGCGCCTTGCACGGTGTGGATCTTGCCCGGCGCGATCGCGATCTTGTCGCCGCCCGCGAACTTCACCCCGCCCTTGGCGATGAAGTTCTTCAGGTTGCCGAGCGAGGCCTGGTCGATGAAAGCCGAGAGCGAGATGTTCGCCGCCTTGTTCTGCGCGGCGTGAATCATGCCGGTGCCGAGCCCCAGGATGCCCTGCAGGGGCTCGATGTTCACGCCGTGGCTGAACATGCGGATCGGCACGCTCTCGGGCTCGCGCGGCGTCGCCTGGGGGTTGCCCTGCATCCAGTCCGGCATCACGGGCTCGGGCGGCGGCGGCAGCTCCGCGAGCGAGCGGCCCATGATGATGGCCTGCGCCGGGCCGTCGCCCTCGGCGGGCAAGGAATGCGCGAGTTCGAGCGCCGACTGCTGCGCAGCCTGAAGCTCCTGCTGGAACGCCTGGATCTCCTGCAGCCCCTGCTGGTAGCGCTGGAGCTCCTGCATCTGGAACTCGTAGCGGCGCTTCTCGTAGGGGTCGATGCGCTCGTGGATCGACAGCGCCAGCACCGTCTGCGTCTGGTGGTCGACGATGACCTTGCAGTAGCGGTCCCGGTCTTCGTTCGGCTCGCCCTGCGCGTCCGTCGCCGTCGACGGCGGCAGGTTCATCCAGCCCTCGTACTGGATGATGCGGTATTGCCCCTTCTGGTAGGCGGAGGAGTCGACGCCGATGCTCTTGTCGACCTGCTCACGCAGCTCCTGCGTGATGGTCGCGTCGTCCCAGTCGGGCGGCAGATGCTTGAGCGTCGTGTCGAGATCTTCCCACGTGCCCGCCATCTTCCGGAGCTCGTGCCCGTCCATGTAGATGACCTTCGCCACCCAGGAGACGTCCGAGAAGTCGGGCATGGTGGAGACGTGCGCGTTGGCGCACACGAACTCGTTCGCGCTCAGCACCTCGTGCCTGTTGCACCGGTGCTGCGGGTCCCAGTAGCTGTGACAGACGACGTCGCCGAACAAGTCGAACATCAGCAGGCCGCGGTGGCCGATCTGACGCTTGAAGTCCTTGATGCGCTTTCGGATCTGCCAGTTGCCGTGGAGCGAGAGCAGCTTTGCCGTCTTCTCGTCATCGGGCCCGATGGGCGTCACGCCGAAGACGTTCGTCCAGTTGCCGAAGAGCTCGTAGGCCTGGCGCGTCGTCATCCGGATGGTGTTCTCCATCAGGATCGGCACGTGCGCGTTGGCGAGCTTGTCGAAGGGCGGGTCTTTCGGGTCGAGGATGCCCGAGAAGAGCTTCCAGACGTCGGCGTTGTTCTTCCGGAACTTCTCGGTCGCCTGCCACGCCGTCTCGAAGTCGTTCAGGCACTTCTGGCTGATGCGCTTGAGCGCCGCACGCCCCTCGGGGTGCGCCTTGAACTCCCCGACGAGGTTCATCCCATCGGGGTCGTATTCGAAGGGGTCGCCGGCGGGCATCTCCTGCCCGAGCGCCTGCAGGTTCGGCTTCTCCGCGTCGGCGGGCGCTTCGAGGCCCTCGCGGGTGTCGGCGTCACGCGGCATCGGGGCCCTCGTCGAGCTGTTCCCAGCACAGGCCGCAGAACGATGGCAACGTGTCGATGACGATCGGGTGCTTGCACCGCTGCGGCGACAGCGGCGGCGTCTCGCCCGTCTCGGGGTCGACGAGGCGCTCTTCCCTCGGTGTGACAATTTCTGTCATAGCTCAGCTCCTCTACATGAACGTTGACGTTTTGGGCAGAGGTGTGCCCACGACTCCCCCCGAGCGATCCGCTTTAAGTGCTCCGGCGTGACGCCGTACGTCTTCGCGAGAGCGACACAGTCAGTGCGACCGGGCACGTATGTCCGGCGAATGGCTCGCGCGTCCGCCTCTGTGAGCCTCGCCATGCCGTTCAGCGTCCCCTTCGGGGCGCGGCGGCGGCGCTTGGCGTCTCGGTCCGCGGCGTTGTCCTTGTGCGTGCCGAGAAACAGGTGCGCGGGGTTCACGCAGCTCGGGTTGTCGCAGCGGTGGAGCACGCAGAGCTCGGGCTCGCTACCATGCTTCCACTCCCACACGAGGCGATGCGCCGAGTACCAGCGCTGCTTGTACGGGCCGACCTGTATTGAGAAACGCCCGTAGCCTTGCGCGTTTTTCGTCGACAGCCACACCCAGCACCCGCTCGGAGTCTTGTCCACCTTCGACCAGAAGCGCTCTTCGTTCGTCATCAGGAACCGTAGCCAAACGAACCCGTGCGCTGCAGCACTGGCTCGTCGTTGTCGTTGTCGGGCTTGTCAAATTCATGAAGCTCCATCACGATGGAGCCTCGCCCCCTGCTGGCCCTGGCTGCGCCATACGCAACCAGATCAAACCAATGTTTCAGCGGGCTCTTCTTGTCGGGGATGAGCGAGTCGTTCTCGTCCACCTTGATGCTCGCCAGCATCTCGCGCGTCTTCTTGCAGTTCTCGAAGATCATGAGCGCCGGCGGGCGCTTGTCGTCGTAATCGCGCAGGCGCTCGGCGACGCGCTCGGCGTTGCGCTGGATCGAGGCCTTGTCGGCGGGCTCCCAGAAGATGCCGTGGTCGGCGAAGACGGCCGCCTTGCTCTTGCCGCTGTCGCCGCGCTCCTCCCAGAGCTGCGTGTCGGCAACCGACGACAGAAGCCGGCTCTTGTTGTCCCGCTTGTCCCAAAAGCCGAAGCTTCGCTCGATCTCCTCGATGCGCTTGGCGACCTCGACGTCTTTCATCAGGCGGAAGTTGAACTCGTAGAAGAGATAGAGGTTTTCGTCGGGGTCGAGCGCGAACCAGCCGCACGTGCCGTGCGTCTTGTAGCCCCAGTCCATCACGCGGAACTTGGGCCAGTCGCGCGGGATCTTGAACGGCGTGATGATGTGGACGCCCGGGTTGTAGTCGTCCTCGAAGTAGCCGCCCTCGACGCTGTCCCAGTCGCCGTAGAGGTAGCGCGCGCGCATGTGCGCGGGTTTGCTCAGCAGCTTGAACTTGTAGTCGCGAACGAAGCCCTTGTCGGGGTTGTCGTCGAGCGTCGCCGGCAAGAAGAGCTGCGTCTTCCACTCCCACTCGCCCGTCTCGGGGTCGAGCACCTTGCGCTTCAGGATGACGTTGCCCTTGCGCTCGGGGGTGACGAAGGTGTCCTTCAGCCAGCCCGGCGCGGGGTTGCTCATCAGGCGTGTGCGTTTGAAGTGCTTGAGCACGGGGTCGGCGGTGCGCACGCGACCGTCGAGCTCCTCGAATTGCTTCTCCTCGAACTGGTAGGCCTCGTCCAGATCGAGCGCGGTGTACTGCTTGGAGAGGTAGTCCTCGTGGCTGTTGCTCTCGCGGCAGTGACCGAACGTGTACTTGTAGCCGCTCGCGAACTCCCAGCGATGCAGCTCCTTCGAGTACTTCGCGTAGGGGTCGAACTTCGGGAACATGCGCATCGAGCGGTCGATGGTCTCCTGCAGCTGCGGCATCGTGCGGCGCATGTGGAGCGTGTGGCCTTCGCTCTCGCCCTGCCGGATGGGGTGCTTGCGGCAGAGGTCCGCGAGCCACTCGGGGAACTGATCGAGCAGCTGCCCCGTCATGCGCGCGTGCTCGATGACGGCCTGGGTGACGATGCTGTCCCAAAGCAGGGTCAGGCTCTTGCCGGGCCCCGCTGCTCCTCCGCCGAGCACCTGATCGCAGGTTGTCTCGTGGAACTTCGAGCTCCATGGGCTCGGGGAGTAGAGCGAGCGATCGAGCATCAGGCGGCCGCCGCTTTCTGCGAGACCGAGCGCGCGATCCCGACGAGGAACTCCGCGAAGCGATCGGGGGTGCGGCGCCGCCCTTCGGCAGACAGCTCGATCAGCGCTGAATCCCTCTTGCGACTGTTCACACAGTGGGTGGCGACCCCGCCGCGCAAAACGCGAACGTCCATCGGGGACACCCCTACGATGTAGAGCCACGTGCGCTTGCGCGCGCGATGACCCCAGGCGACCTGATCGACTTGGATGCTCCACCCTCCATGTTCGTCGAGAAAGAATCCGTCCGGAATCGGAAGACCGAGCTCGTGCCAGAGGGTCGACGACGCCGGATGCTCGAGCACGCCGCCCCACTGGCGCACCTGCTGAACGGCGATGAGCGCGCAGTCGCGCGGCTGGTGCTTGTTGAAATGACGGAGCCGCGAGTAGGCGCCGCATGGCGGGTGCGCGACGACAGGGTGCGGGCCCTGGTAGTTGCGGGCGTCGCGCGCCTCATCCCAGCACTCGACGCCCGGCATCTTCGGGTAGGGACCGCGAGGGTCGACGTAGAGAGCGGCGACCGTGCGCATCTACCCTCGCTTTTCGAGATACTCGATGATGAGCGTCGCGAGCCCGAGGTCGTGGTAGGGCTCCTCGCGCTTGTAGCCCCACTCCCACCACTTCGTCGGCTCGTTCTTGTCGATCGAGCGCAGCAGCTGGTCGGTGAAGGTCGCGATGGTCAGGATCTCGTCGGCGCGCAGCTTCTTCGGCAGCGGCGCCACGGGCTCCCACGGTTCGCGCTTGGGAGCGATGCGCTGCTCGCCGCGGTCGAAGTAGACGACGCGCAGCTCCTGCAGGTCGTAGCCAGGCACGGCGACGAGCTGGACGGTGCCGCGCATCCCGTCGTCCACCCGCACCATCTGTTGCCCGGCGACGAGCATCAGGCCTTCTTCCGCTTCTTCGCCGGCAGGTTGTCCACGAAGGTGCGCTCGACGAGGAACCGTGCCGCTCGGCGCGGTCGTCGGAGCCTCATCGACAGTAGGCGGCCCTCTCTCTCGGCGATTTCGAAGAGCCGCTCCGAAAGGCGATCGAACTCCTCGCCGATCCCCCAGGTCCCCCCGTCGAGCGCTTTCACTCGACCCCCTTCCGGGTGGAGTCGAAGAAGCCCAAGGCGACAGCCAGCGCGAGCAGCAGCCAGGCGGCGGTCATTCGACCTCCTTGCTCGGATATTCGGGGGCTCCGGGCATGCCGGCGCTGGTGGGCGCGGGCAGAGCGATCTTGGCGTTCACCTCGCGGGGCCCCGGCAGCTGCGAAGCCATGCGGCGCGCCCTCGAGATGCCGGCGACGAGCTGGACGGCGTACTTCGGGCCCGAAGGACCGAGCGATGGGGGGAGCCAGCCCGCTTTGGCGACGGCGAGGCGCTTTTTCGCGGCATCTGCCCCGAAACGGGTCACCCATTCCTCGGGGGGCTCCTGCTGATCGGGCGTCACGTGACAGAAATCCAGGGTCGCGTGGAGAATTCCGGCGGCCGTTTGGTAGATTTCGTCTTCGATTTCGAGCATTCGGGTGAGGCGAGCTTCCTTCTCGGCCTGCCCGTGCATCTCGCGCAGCATCGGCGTCGGGTAGAACGTCATGCGAGACCAATATGGCACGCCATCCGGCCAGTGACGAACGTTCAGTACTCCCGCCTCCGACCAAGGCCACGAAAGGAGAGCGGTTTTACGTCTCCGAGATCGCCTCTTTCCTGCGGGTGAAGCCGCATCGGGTGCTGGTTTTCCTCCGCGATCAGTCGATGCTCAGGGAGACGTACCCGGGCCCGTGCCGGCGCCCGGCGAGATGGACGACGGCGCGCGGGGTGGGGCTCTGCATCGCGCACTTCCGGCACCTGCAGGGCAATCCGAGGGTGAGCATCGGCAGCCACTGAACAGGTGACACTGCTCGGGTGTCACTTACGTATGGACATCTCTGGGGCCGGGGCAGAAGATCAGTCCAGCGGAGCGACGCTGCGGAGACGGGAGCGCCAGACGGCATCGTAATCGCCGAAACCGCGGTGGTGTCAGACCCTTACTCGTCTGTTCAGCTACCGCTTCGAAGGCTGATCGCGTAGTGGGGGCCGATGGGGAAAGCTCACGTGGGAGGTGGCCCGTATGAGGCCGAGCTGCTCGCTGCGCGCGAGGCGTGCGGAGCAGAGGGCGTCGTTTTGCTCGTAAAGGGCGGCGAACGGGGTGATGCCTTCGAGATCGGGCTGGACGCGGACGGCATTCGCGAGCTGCCGCGAGTGCTTCGCGAGCTGGCCGCCCAGATCGAGCGAATCCCGCTATGCCCGAAGCACGGCCCTTTCCAGCCCACGCAGGGGGGCGCGTGCCCGGCGTGCTGGAGGGGCGAGTGATCGAGAGCGAGGGGAAGAAGTTCACGCCGCGCGAGGCGCTGGTCGCGACGGTAGCCGTGATGAAGTTCCACGGGGGCAACCTCGGGTTCGTGTTCCAAGAGGCCGAGCGCTTCGTCGCGGAGCTCGAAGCGGAGCCCGGCAAGCCCGTGCAGTGCCCGTGCTGCGCGAAGCTCGTCACGCTCTGCATGGAGCACTACCAGCTGCGAGCGCCCGGCAAACCGTGCTCGCAGTGCCGGGAGGAGTGATGCTGACCATCTGGGTCATCTACTACGGGGCAAAGAACCACCCGCCGGGCAAGTGGGTGGTGCGCGCGCAGGACGCGGGCGTGTCGGAGTTCGAGTCGCCTGACCGCATCCGCCGGCATCAGGTGTTCTTCGAGTGCGACTCGCTCGAAGAGGCGCGCGCCAAGGTGCCCGAGGGGCTTTACCGCATGGAGCGTCATCCGAAGGATGACCCAGTCATCGTGGAGACGTGGTTCTGATGAAGTGGTTCGGAGAGAGCTGGGGCGCGGCATGCTGCGAGGAGGACGAGCACGTGCCGACGCCGGTGGGCGAGTCGTGTGCGCGCTGCAAGGAGATGATCCGTGATGGCGACCAGGGCATCGTGTCGGGGCTGATCTTGCTCGACGGCAGGATGGACGTCATCGCCTACCATCTCGATTGCTACCTGAAGGGCATCCTGCCGCACGGGCCCGAGTGCCCGCATTGCAGGGGCGTCGAGCCGCGCAGCCACGCTCCGGAGTGTCGGCGGGACGAGACCGGGCTCTGCACGTGCATCCCGATGCCGGAGGCGCCATGAGCGGCTGGGACGACTCCGGCGGGGCGGAGCCCTCGAAGCTGACGGTGGCGCTGCTCGTGGTGGTGGGGCTGCTGTTCGTGGTGTGGGCGGCGACGCCCATCGTGGCGGAGTTCATCGGGGCGTGGCGATGAGCTGGCCCGATGCGTTCTGCGCAGTGGGCGTGACGGCGTGCTTCGCGTGGATGGTGGTGCGCGGCATGCGCGAGGTGAGGAAGCCGTGACCTGGAGCCCGAAGACAGAGCGCTGGCGCGCGCGCTACCACGAGCTCTACGGCTTCGCTCAAGGCCTGAGCGTAGCCGCCCTTCTGGCGTGGGTGTTTGGCTGGGGCGAGCTCCCGGAGAGGGTGAGCTGGGGGATCGTCGCCTCCTCGTGGGTTGCGATTGCCGCGTGGCGCTGGTCGTGGTCGAAGTTTCACGCTTCGATGGATGCGGAGCTCGAGAAGAGCAGAGTCGAGCTCGAAGCTCTGCTGCAGAGGTTCCTGCGATGAGGTTTCGCAACCGGTTCAAGTGCGAGCAGGCGCGCGTCCGACTCTGCGAGGACTGCGGCGGTCGGATTGCGGTTACCGTGGGGGATGGGCGCGAGACGCAGATTCACGAGTTCCCGCTGTGCGAGCCGTTCAAGGCGTGGATGGCCGCCATCGCCGAGCTGCCAGATGGCAAGGCGCACGACCTCATGGCGGTGATGGTGGACGACGCCGAGGCGCCGAAGGACTACGAGCTCATCGAGTTTGACGGGGAGCCGCAGTGACGAGGCAGCTGCCGCGAGAGGCGTTCATGGTCGAGCTGATGAAGACGCTCGAAAACCCTGCCACGGAGTGCGAGGCCTGCGGAGGCTACCTGCTCTGCCTCGGCAACGAGCAGAGCGGCTGGAGGCTCGCGTGCATGCGCTGCGGGGACATTGCCTTCGAGGAGGTCTTGCCGGAGCACGAGGTCATGCTGCCGCCGGCGGGCGCGGATGACGGGGAGACCGAGTGAGCCTGCTGCTCGACATCGAGCGGGTCGAGCTCATCCGGGCGCTATCGCGGCGCGGGGTGCAGCTCCACATGCGGGACCTCCTGCGGGCGATGCACAAGAGCCCATTCTTGCGGCCGGGGCAGTGGGAGGAGATCGTGGAGACGTACGAGATGTGCTTCCCCGGCGACACGGAGGTCCGCTTTTGAAGCGGAAGAGCGATCACCCGCACCTCGTGATGGCGAACGTGCGGACGAAGCGCGTCACGGGGCACATGACGGTGCGCTGCAGTGCGTGCGACGACGAGTTCACGGTGGTGCTGCCGTGCTCGATGCTGATGCCGGGCGCCATCTTCCGGCAGTGGGAGAAGGAGCACGGCCCTTGCGCTGCGATTCGGGACCGGTTCCGGGCTGAGCTGCTGGGGGTGATGATGGAGCGCGCGACGGGCGGGCTGTTTGCGGCGTTCGTTTGGCCCAACGAGGCGGCAAAGTGAGCAACGCGAAGCGCAGGCATCGGCGCCGGTGGCGACTGAACCGGAACCACCCGATGTGCCCACAGTGCCTGATGCGCGACTGGCACAAGCTGCAATGCTCCTACGGACGCGCTCTTCTGCCGAGACTGAGCGTGCGGCAAGAGAGGCTGCTCGTGCGCATGGGGTACTTCGGATGAGCAACGCGAAGCGCAGGCATCGGTCGGAGCCCGACCCGCAGTTTCACTATCGGGCGTTCGATGCTGCGCAGGTGCCCGAGCTCGAGCGGAAGGGCTGGGTTCGCTGCACCAAGGCCGAGGCGCACGACTACTGGCTGATGGGGCTCGACGAGACGTTGGAAGCGGCGGGGCTCGTGGCGATGAAGAGGCGGAAGTGAGCAACGCGAAGCGCAGGCATCGGCGGAGGCGGCGGGCGCGGCGGCACGCGCGGATGCTCGCCGCGGTCCGGTATGCGGCGACGCTCGGCGCGGAGTGGGTCGAGCGTGACCTCGGCGGTGGCTGGCACTACTTCGGGCTGCTCACGGTCAGGCCCATGGGGTTCGAGTCGTAGTTTTTAGAAATACGGGATGGGGTGGTTCGCCCCTTGCTCGGTGGGGGTGG